TCAAAGTGAGCCGCCAACGACCCGGAATCGAGGCGATGACATCTCGGCCGGGTCCATTGTCCCGAGTTCGATTCCGGTTCCTGTTTGATTCCCGTTCGAAACCTGGTCGAGTCGCAGCCGAATGACAGGCTGTTTCCCCGCGATCTTCCCGTCTGGCACAAGAATGACAAGCGGAGTTGCCCCGTTATCTGTCGTGTCGACCAGCACAGCCTTGTAATCCCACAGCAGCGAGGGCACGCGCTCCTGCCACGGGCGGGGCCAGCTCGACAGCGCGGCCATTTCCCCGGCCGACGCGATGGCTTCGTCCGCCCCCGCCTGGGCGACCGCGACAAGCGATTCCGTCGAGTACGCGGGGAACTCCTGCGCAATGATCGCCGGCAGTTCGGCTTCCATAAAGCCGGCAACCGCAGGCTCTGCCACTTGGGTTGACGTCACCGGCCGATCAAGCCAATCACTCCAGCGCTGCCGCATCGCATTGCGATACTCAAGGCCGACCGAATTCATGATCGCGTTGTTTTGCATGTCCACCGGGAGGCTCGCCAGCTTCTGGCCAAGTGCCATATCCGGCCCCAGCCAGGACTGGCCGACGTTGTGATCCCAGCCGGGATCAATCCCTTGAGGCACGCGATCGGTGACTTCACCGTCGGCGTTGGTGATCAGCCGATAACGGACGTCGGGTTCGTTCGACGCCTGTTTGCCGGCCGTCGACATTTCAGCCTCGGAGTATGAACGTACTGTGCATCGGCAATTCCAGCCGCATGGAGGGTAATGCGTTCGCCAGAACGGCGACGTGACCGGCAAAATTGTGCCATTCCACGCACGATGTTGAGGCCGAGTCTTGCTGTCGAGCACAGCCCGATATTCAAGGAACGGGCGGCGGTCAGCATTCTCAACGATTTGCTGCCAACGCCCGGCCATATAGGCCGAGTGCATGTTCGCCCGAAAAATCAACTCCGTGCGCCAGCCGCGCGAGCCACGATAAGCCCAGCCTGATCGCTGTACCGTCGCGTCGAAGTCTTTGCGGAACTGCGACAAGGTCGTACCGGCTTCCTGCGCACGCACCAGCGCGGCCTGGATGTCCTTGACCACGTCGAGCGGTGCGCCCGCGACGGTGAAAGCCGTGGCATGCATCGGCCCGAGCATGTCATTCCAGCGATCCGTGGCTACGGGAACCTTGTCACGCAGGTTTGCGATGGCATTGTCGGCACGTACGCCGAAAGGTTGAACATCCATATTGGTGAGCCAGGAGGTAGAGGTTACGCGCCAGCTTGGTCATGCAGCCGTTGACGAAGCAAATAGCCTTCGTATTGCCAGATCCTGGACACCGCATTTTGCCGAGCGATTTTGCGACCGATTTCAACGTCGAAGTTCTCCGGACTCACGCATGCGCTTTCGCCTGTCACGGTGAAACCGTTACGCAGACGCAGTACGCAGATGGTCAGAACACCCAACGCCGAGTACGAACCGGCGGGGATGCCTTCGTCTTCGTTGGCGCGCTGATATCCTTGCTCGGCGGTGAAATACACCTCATCAATGATGGTCGCCTCGATATCGGCGGGAGTCAGTCGGGGAGCGGTCTTCCCCGTCTCCTGAATCAGTTGTTCGACGGCTTTATCGTTCATGGAAATCTCCTTTAATGGTGCTTGAAACCCCGATCAAACGGGGGGATGTCAGCCTTCGCTTGACGAGTCGACATAGCCCTGGGTCGCTGACCAGTCCAGCGCTTGTCGCATGATCGTGATGAGCTCGGAGTTGTCGATCTCGCCGACCAATTGCGTCAGCTTTACGTGAATATCCGCCAGCGACAGCCCGTCGCGCTCGGCTTGCTCCAGCATGCGGGCGATCGGCTCGATTACAGCCGCACTCAGTGCCGCGTCGGCCGCGTCGGACGCCGCGCGCACGCGAGAATCTTCGGCACGAGCTGATGCAAAAACGGCTGCGTCGTCTGATGCCGCGAACTCAGCCTCCGATGGGTGGCTGTCCATCGGCATGAGCGCGTCGCCTTCTTCCGTCGCCTGCGGAATATTCAACTCTTCGAGCATTGCCTTACGAGACGGACGTGCGCCCATGTTCGCGGCGATCTGGTACGTCTGGGCGCGATCCTTGCCGGCCGCGTTGATCTGGAAGAACTCCAGCTCGGGCGACGGTACGTCTTCACCGAAATTGAAGGTCGTAATCCACCTGAAAATCTGTGACATCGATGCCGACGCAATATCGCGATCGGAATCGTTGATATTGCTTTGCCGCGTCATCGCAGTCTCGGTGGCGGCGCGCGCTCCGACGTTTTGCAGCTCAGCGAGCATTGCCTGGCCGGTAAGGCACTTCGACATTTCGCGGTTGGCCGCGTTGATCATCGATTCCTGCGGCAGCATCGAGCCGGTGGTGTTTGCGATCAACAGCTCCACGCCAGTTCCTTCAGGGACGATGGCATATCCGCTGTCAATCATGGCCTCAATCGCCCGCGCCAGTTCTTCCTGTTCGCCTTCGGTCGCGCCCATTCCGTAACGTGCCACGGGCCACGGCAGCCCGTGGCGCTCGCAGAACTTCACGAAGTACTTCCAGCCCCCGGTCTTGAAGGTCCACGGCCAGAAACACCCGGACAGGAGTGCGGATCCGTACGGGTTGGACATCGTGGCCATATGGCGCGACACGATGAAGCGATACGGGTCTTCCACCACAGCGCCGACCGGTTCCGATCGGGTCTTCAGCATCAATTGAGCGTCGACATCAAAACCGAAACGACGGTTCGGCCGGTCAATGACACTCGTTGGAACGATAAAGCCGTCCCAGTTGTTCCACACCAGCTCGTGCACGCGATAGCCGGTGAAAATGGCTGTGAGCATTTGCCACATGACCTCAAGCCAGTCGGTAACGACGCCGTTCGGCTGAAACCTCTGCATCCACTGCTCACACAAGTCCCGCGCTTGTTGGGCTTTTGCGTCATCTTCTGCCCACGTCACGATGCGGTAGTCCATACCGCGAAACTCACCACGAATAGAGCGAACTTCGCCGATAACGTGAGCGTCGGCCAGGATCGACGCATAAACCGTGTCTGCGACACCCATCGCGCGAAGCACCGGATCCGGGTTCGGCAGCATATGGAGCTTGCCGAAGAAATTCGGATCCGAATCGGCCGCAGCCGCCTGCTTTCCGAATGCGTTACGCACTGAGCGCGCGAATCCTTTGATATCAAGCCCCATAGAGAGACACCTTTCGCTTGCCGAATTTGATTTTGGGAATGACCGAGCCCAGTCCCGAGTACGCGAGCATGAAGAGCATTTGCAGCGCGTCCGGACCATCGTCGTGGTCGGCCTCCGGGTAATGCGTCAGCTGCTCAATCAGCACTGTCTGGTTTTTGTGAAGCCGCACTGTGCCGTTCGCGGTGTGAGGCTGTAGCGATAGGATCCGCAAATCCTTGTCTTCGTCTGAACGAATGCCACGCGCCGGAATCGGGACGCCTCGCTCTCGCGACCGCTCGACCAAAACGTCCTTGAAAAACTCCTGAAACTGGATGATCTCGATGCCCCAAACTAGGCAGCGATATTCCTCCTGGAAGCTGATCATCGTTTCGATCTGCAGGTTTGGCACCATGCGTGCGATCTTCGCTTCGACCACATCAAGAACGCCTGTTTTGCGGTTGAGTCCGCCGACTAGGCACGCGCAAGGGTCGCGGCCTTTGTTGCGTTTGCCCATTGACGGATCGTGGGCCCCGTAGAAGATCCATGCATCCGATGGGTGGACCCAAAAAACGAGCTTCTGGAACGGGGCGTCTTCGCTGTTCGTCGGATCGTTCTGATACTCGCAATCGAACGCATGATGATCGTTCGCACGAATCTTCATCAGGCGCAGCAACGGCCGCATACTCGGCCAGGAAACGATTGCGCCATCGTCCATTTCGGCGCGGCGCTGCTCATAGAATTCGTCTGCAGCTTCCTCGCCTTCGTTGAGAAACGCTTCCTCCCACTTTTCCCAAAGGTCCATACGCTTGGGCCACTCGATGATGGCCCGGAACTTCCGGGACTCCCACAACGGGCTACGGTGCACACGGTTGGCCACACCGTCGTAATGCAGAATCGTGTTCAGATAGATGATGTCCATCGAACCATCCGGCGGGCCGAGCGGCATCACGACCTTCTTGAGCCAACGTTCGAGCTTGTCACGCTGGGTCTTCTGTTGGACGTTCTCATCGTTTTCAATATCGTCCAGGAGCACCAGGTCCGGACGGAACGGGCCATGCCGAATGCCGCGCATGCGCTTGCCCGAGCCGAATGCCTGCAGCTTGATATCCGTAGCAGTCAACGCAACGCCCACGTTCCACACGCGGCCCTTTCCGACGTGCTCCGGAAAGTCCATCGCCAGGCGTGGATTGTCCGTTAGCTCTACCTTGATCGCTTCCAGCATCATCTGCGCCTGGTCGCTGCTGTCCATCACAATCGGGATGAAGTGCTTGGACTGGCGCACGATGCAAAGCAACGTGAACACCTGCGTGACCAGGGTTGACTTGGCCTCACCGCGCGGCGCAGACAGATTGATCAGCTTTCCTTGTTTGGCGGCTACGCGCTTTGGCAGGTTGTCGAAACACCAGTCATGGAACACCGACGACTCGGCGCTGTTGCTGTAGTGCGGAAAATACGTCTGGAAGAAGAACCGATAGTCGCCTGCGAAAACACGCATGCGGCGCTCCAGGCGCGCATCTTCGTTCGGCGTGAAGCCGTCGCACGCGGCTTCAATCAGCCTGCGCTGGTCATCGGTGAATGCCATCAGCTCCTTCAGGAACTGTTCGGCGGCGTTAGATTTTTTGGGCATCTTCTATCAGGAGTACTTCTTCGCGACTTCCTGGCCGAACTCTTCCAGGTATGCGATGAACCGGGCGTGCTCTTTCGGGTACTTCGCCTGCACGAACGCGGCAAAGTCTCGCAGCACGTCCATGCAAACCGACAGCGTGGCCAGCTTAGGATTGGAGCGACCAGCCGCGTTGACGGTCTTGATAAAGCTGTCTGAGAGGCGAGCGAGAATGTCGGCCTTTTGAACCGGCTGCAGTTTGCTGTTGTTCTTGAGCTCTTCGAGAGTAGCGAGAAACTGAACCGACATCTCTTCGACCACTTGGCTCGTCATGTTCTCGATGTTGCCGCGAGACATGCGCTGGGCCGAGCGAGCGATATCCCAATCGTCGCCCGCTTCTTTTGCCGCTCGCTTCCAGTTCCGTGCGGTTTGGTAAGACACCTTGCAGACGTCGGCAGCCGTCGTGAGGGGCATGCCCTGCAGGTATTTCGCGCGAAGTTGGTTGCGAGTCTTCGGGTCGTGAGCCATGCTTTAGCCCTTGGTCACAAACTGCCGCACGATCTCGCCTAAGGCGACCATCGCGACACCCGCAATGCTGCCCATGCCCGCAGTCTTGACGACAAGCTTCCCGTGATCGCCTTCCAGTTTGCTCACCCGATTTTCGAGCCCGTCGATACGGTCGGTGACGGCCCCTTTTAGGTCATCAATGCGCTGATTCGTGGCCATCTGACCGCTCTGGACCATTGCGCGAATGCCGCTCAGCTCCCCTTGGATTTTCCCGAGCGCAATAAGCACTTGGTCGTTGGTGTCACTCATGCCCATCGTGGATTCCCCGTTCTCCGCACTTCAAATTGTCCCTGGCACTCCGTGCAGCGCGTGGCATATGGCACGCATGCGCGTCGCTCGGCGGGGATCGTTACGCCGCAATCGACACATTCCGATGTGCCGGATCCCCGGCATTGGGCGCGTGCGAGCGCGATCGCGTCGTCTCGCTGCGCCTGCTCTAACTGCTGCGCCAGCTCGAACTGACGTTCATTCATTGTTGTTGTCGTCCTTCAGTAGATACGGCTCGCATTCCGCCGGCATTGCGTCGATCGCTTGCAGCACTCCACAGAACCGTGCGGCAAGGCGGTAGTACAGCTGCGCGACATCACGGTGATTGGCCTCCAGATCCTTCATCTGCCCGCTCTGCGGTTGCGGAAGAGGCTCGGGGGCTCGCGTCAGGTTCGGCGGTGGGGGCACTCGCAAAGGGGCCTGCATTGGAGGCACGCCAACGCTGCAGGCGCTCATTAGGCAACACGTAATCGTCAATAGGAGCAGTCGCGTCATGGCGGGCTTCCTCTTCGAGTTTCTTGTAATAGCGATCGACACGCTGTGCGCTCTTGTCCGCACGTACGCCGGCTTTTTGGCCTCGCTCGATGTCACCCTCGACCCGGTTTCGGTCGGCCTGGTAAGCGCGTTGTGCGTCGGCCAGTCGCTCATCCGCCGAAACGCTCTTCCCGTCAGCGCGCCCGACCAGATAGGCCGCGAGGTGCGTCGCGATTGGTGCGAGTACTGCGAGGACGATGAGGATCACGCGAACGAAAGGCTTGACGTCAGGAAGTTCAATATTCATTTCGTGCAACTCCCCAAGCCCCAGCCAGCGCGCACATAAAGCGGTTCGTGCTGCATCAAGATCCGGCGCGGGTAATCAGCGTTTTCACGCTGATTACCAGGTGTTATCCCAGGATTGATGTCGCATGTTTTTGCCAGGCAGTAGTCGGGGAATCCGGACAGCTTTTGCCGCTTGTAGACCCAGCCGAGACCGCCGTTGTAGCCGCTCAGCGCGAACGCCATGCGCTCGCAGTGGTTTGCGGCCTTCACGCGGTCATAAAGGTGTTTGTCGTAAGTGACGAGCGCACGTAGCGCCCAGGTGGGATTGAATGGATCGTTCTCGCGAAGGCCTGCGTATGCACCGCTGATCCAGCTCGCGGTCGACGGCATGAACTGGGCCAGACCTTCGGCACCGACAGGACTCTTTGCGTCAGCGCGCCATCGGCTTTCTTGATGAATCTGAGCGGCAAACGTGGAAACAGGTGCGTCGATGCCCCAGACGAGCTGCGCCTGGCGGCGAAGGTCGAGGCGATAACGAGCTGCGTCCTGAGGCACCTGTGCATGCGAGGGCGTCGAAGCCACCAAGCCTGCCACTGTGATCGCAAGAATGAGGACGAGCGCAGCGAGAGCTGCGAGCAGTGCACGAAACGCTCGCAAGGTGTCTTCACGCACGGCGCGCATGATCAGATCGAAAATCATGCGGCGAGGCCCACGCAGATCAGGCTGGCTGCGACGATGATCGCGCGACGCAAGGATGCCGCCTGAAATCCATCGACGCACTGCTTTCCGTCGACATCGCAGTCGTCCAGGAACTCATGCGGACGAGCGTAGGGAAAGATCAGTCGATCAAGCCAGTAGCCGCCCCAGCCGCCGAGCGACATAAGATGGGCCTTGTAGAACGTGATCGAGAGTAGCGGATCGGACTGCCGAGTGATGTAGGCCAGAACGGCCAGCACGATACTGGCAAGCAGCCAAACGGTGAGGCGCGGGGTTTTGAGGCGAGACAGTTTCACGTAGAGCACTCCATGACTCGGGGTGCACTCGTGAAGGTGGCACCCGTAACCTGAGACCTCAGGTTACGGATTGGGGGACGCTAGGGCATTATGAAACGTTTCACCAAATGCACTCAGGCTCAGCCAGTGGCGGCACTCGCCTCGCGGCAGCGCCAAAGCGCTTTCCCCTCAGCGACTTGTTTCAAGAGCTCAGGCTGACAGCTCTCGCCGGGAGCCGCAGCACCTGCTTGCGTTTGAATGAAAACTTGTGCCTGAGGTTCGGACTTCAGTTGCCTATCGCAGTCCGCAATGGTGATTTGATAAGCCTTAATTCTCTTTTCGGCCGCAGTCGTAAGCTCCGGTTCGGAGGCACTGCGGATCGTCTCGTCTATGGCCGAAAGAGCAGCGGAGCCGAGCATGCCGCAGGTGCCCAGTGGCTCCGACATCGGCTTGCCGAATACATCAGACGCCTCGCTCGCTAGACGGACATTCTCAAGCGCGATTTTGAGCGTGGCCGCATCGCCTACGCCGAAGTTTTCGGGCGTAGAAACCATCTTGACCATGAGAGCAGTCGACCGATTCATTGAGTTCACGACAGCGTCACGATAGCGCTGAGCGTGTTCGCGATGCTCCCGGTAAAACCTGATCTCGTCAGCGTTATTTCCAACAACAGTGTGTGAGCTGTCGCAGCCGGTGACGACAAGCAGGGCTACGCAGCCGGCCAATATCTTCATGCGATTAAACACCTCTCGCCTCCCAGTAGGAATTCCATCTCGTCATCGTGAAAGCCAGAGTGGCCCGCAACTCCCACACGGTCATGTCGCGAAGCAACTCGTTGTTGAAGTTTGCTCGTGCGAACTCGATCGTCGGCATTTTGAGGAGAGGAACGATGCCCCACATTCTCATCACTTGGGCCACCATCGCGTCGTTCGACAGTTCTCGACCATGAGCACAATTCCGCCATCCGTTAAGGAAAATGGCCGCTTTCGGAATCATGTCTGGCGTGATCCCCTCGACGCTTTGCACGCCCAGATATGAGTTCAACGCGCCACGCACGATCTTGCTCGAGACGCATCCATGCTCAGCCGTCACTACCTCTTCGGCCCACGCAGATAGTTGCCCTCGTTCTTGGCGCGACAGTTTTCCGACCGAAGTGGCTTTTGCCCGTTGGACAACTATATTTGTAACAGACAAGTCCCCCGAGACTTGAATGATGTTGCTGCCCATCGCGGTCATCAATGGAGTGTCGTTTTCTGGTGCTCTGGTCATCCGTCGGTGTTCCCCTTAGCAAATACGATTCACACTTTGTACATCATTTGGTGTTCATTTTACTGCCACGAGAAATAGAAATTCGGCCTCCTACCTGAGTAATTCCGCTGCCGGTAGCGATCATGTTCCTACGTCCCACCGGTTCGCGCGCAGATGCCGCCTCTTCGGGCGGGAGTGCTCTGATCGTCTGCGGCATCAGCGTTTTTACCATTTGCACAAATTGGTTCGATGACACCTCCACTCCGGAGGTCTTAATCATTTCGAACGCCGTAGCGACGGCCTTCTCCATTGCATCGATCGGAACACTGTTCTCTACGGTGCGAGTCCCCGTCGTTATGTACTGAATGTCAACGCCCACCGATGCGATCGCGACCAAGTAATTCAGGTCCGGCGAGCGCTTACCCGTTTCGTACACAGTCTGAGAACGTTGGGTCGTTCCCGCGACGGCAGCGAAGTCCGTTTGGTTGTATCCAAGGCGAATTCGCTCCTCACGAAGCCTGTCGTGAGCACCAATTAGTGTTGACATAGCACCAAATGTTCCTATAATGGGTGTCAGTTGTACTTCTATCGACGTATGAATGGGGTTCAATATGACAGGTGAGCAAGTCAAGCGCAAGTTGCGCTCCGAAGGTAAGACCATCCGCCAGTGGGCGGATGAGAACGGTTTTTCGTACATCCTTGTGTCGCGGGTCATTCGTGGTGTCCAGCGAGGCAACTACGGAAAGGGCCACGACATCGCGGTCGCATTGGGAATGAAACGGGCTGTCGGGGAGGACGCATGAGCCGCGCAAAAAGCATCGTGTCGTCCGAAAATGCGCCCGAATTCAAGCCCGGATCGGGAAGCACCGACATCGTGGAGATGAAATCCCCGGATGTTCGGGGATTTGGTGACGCAGAACGTGCGTTGGCCGATGCGCTCGGCGTGTCTGTAATGGCCCCCCCGGAAATGCGCGTCGGCTCTGCCGTTTCGAAGATGAACTCCGCCCTGCGCCTCATCATCGAGGCCGGGCTTGAGCTTCTTAGCGTTCGCGTCGAATGCCCCCACGGAAGATTCGAAGAACTGCTCGCAGATCGAGGCATCCCCAGCCAGCGCGCCAGCGAGGCCATGACCTACGCTCGATTCGCAGCATCGCTGTCGCCCGATGATCGGGACCGCGTCATCGAAATGCCGAAGTCGAAGGTTCTCGAGCTCGCCAAGGCAGACCCTGAAGTTCTGCAGGATTTGTTCGAAGACGATGCGAAGTTTGACGAGCTGACAGCGCTGTCGGTGCGCGACCTTCGCGTCGCACTGCGCGATGCCAACGCAAAACGCACGGACCTCTCCACCCGTAACGAGACGCTGGAGCGCGAACGCGATCGCTTGCAGGAAGAGCTGCGCGTGTTGCGCGAGGGTCGGGTGCGCACTGGTGGTGACGTGCCAGCCGTCGTGCAGGACATTCGTCTGGAATGCGCTGCACTTCACAAGAAGGCGCTTATGGCGGTCGAGGATGTCGGGCGACTCGGGCGGGAATTCTTTGCGAACGGCCTTCCCGAAGACTCCGAGTGGAACGTACCCGTCGTGCGTCATCTGTACGGCTCACTCGCCTCCCTGCATGCCGTCATCGGCGGGCAGCTCGCGGACCTTCATAAGAGCTTTGGCCCTCGCGTGGGCGGTGAATTGTCGGTGCTCGATACGTTTTCGCCGGAGGAGGCGACGCGGTGCGCGCTTGAATACCGCGCGTTGATCCAAGAGCACGACCACGAAGCCAAGGCTCGCGAGTGGGAGCGTGAAATGGACCGCCCGCGCAAGGCTGGTCGACCACGCACCACTCCGAAGAAGTAATCCCCCGATCAGATCGACTACCGCCCATCAAGGTGCGATATGCGCTCCGTACTCATCAAATCCGACACCATGACCAGCCAAGTTCCGGCTGCGCTGAATAGCGACCCCTGGCTGGTCGCCACCGAAGCGCAGCGGCAGACGGCTGAGCTGCGATATCAGTTGATCGGCCCAGGCGTTCAACTGATCCAGTCCGGCGCCAGCGTCAACAACGTTGCGGCGTTGCTTTGCGAGCGTCTGCGCGATGCAGAGTCCGCTGTCCAGAAACAGCTGCTCGCCCACTTGGGTGAGGTGCCGTCCCTGTCCACGCTCAAGCGCTGGCTCTCAGCGTTCCGCCGCCAGGGCAAGGTCGGTCTGCTGTCCCATCACACCGGCCGCGTCCGCAAGGAATATGGCTGGGAGCTGCGCGCCACGGCGTTGTTCAATCTGCCGAGCAAGCCGAGCTATTCGGCCGTGTCGCTGAAGCTGCGCAAGGAAGGATTCGATACCGCGACGGAATCGCGCGTGAAGACATACCTGAAGTCTTTGCCAGCGACGTTGGGGGAGAACAGTCCCGCCCGCGTTGGCAAGCACCTGCATAAGTTGCGTCACCAGAAGTACCAGCCCCGCACATTGGAGCAGATCAAGGTTGGCGACATCTACGCAGGCGACGGCCATACCTGCGACTGCTATGTCGCGCATCCGAACACGGGCGGCTTGTTCCGTCCCGAACTTACCGCGTTCATCGACATTCGTTCGCGGTACGTGCCCGGTTGGTATCTGTCGGAGTCAGAGTCGGCGCTGTCGACGGTATTCGCGCTGTCGCATGCGATGCAAACCCACGATCACCTGCCGCTCTTTCTTTACCTGGACCGAGGCGCTGGCTATCGGGCCAAGATGCTCAACGACGAATCGACGGGCTTTTATGCGCGATTCGAAATGGACGTCATCGGCGCGCTGCCCGGCAATCCACACGGCAAAGGCTGGATTGAGCGGTGGTTCCGCACGGTGCGTGACCATCACGACAAGTTCTTTGCCGGTGGCCAGCTTTACTGCGGCGACGACATGGCCGAGGAAGTGAACCGCCGCTTGTCCGTACAAGTGCGCTCGGGCAAGCGCCAGTTGGCGTCCCTGGCCGAATACATGGCCAGCCTCGCCAACTTCATTCACGAGTACAACCACACGCCGATGGAAGTACTGGAGGGCCGCACGCCCGCCCAGGTATGGGCATCGCTTGATCGCAATCCCGTTGTGTTGTCTGCCGAAGCCATTGTCCGGCCGCGCGAGAAGCGCACCGTTCGTCGTCAGATGGTGGAGCTGCACAAGCGCCAGTACTACGCCGCCGAGCTGGCGCTGTACGACGGCAAGTCACTCACGATCGAGTATGACCTGCACGATGACAAAACCGTGTGGCTTTACGACGCCAAGGACCGATTTATCTGCCAGGCGTCCATCGTTCGCACGATCGGCGTCGTACCGCAGTCGCGCATCGATGAGCAACGCGAGAAGCGTCTGCAAGGCCAGATCAAGCGCCTGGAGCGAAAGACCGACGAAGCCCGCGCCAGGTCGTTGGACAGCGTGACCGTCCAGGACCAGCTCGCGCAACTGCCCGACCTGCAAGTTCAACCTGTCATCGATCTGGAGCGCCCTGGCAAGGGAATCGTGATCGATTTGCTCGATAACAACTAAGGAGCGTCCATGACTTCCAAGAGCCAAAACGAAGCGTCGCTGCCGGTGCCGACCGAGTGGACCGAGCACTACAGCGACAAGAACCGCGCCGAAGCACTCGCGATCTCGACGCAACTGGCCGACATCGGCAAGACGCGTGCTTGGCTCGCACGACTTTCGCGCGTCAATGTCACCACGCTGTCGACCGTACTCAACGGCAACTATGCGTCGGATCCGTCGAAATGGCTGCGGATGATGGCTGACGCGCTGGAGACGATTGTCGGGCGCGCGACGATCGCCGCCATGCCACACGTCCAAACCAGCGTGTCACAGCTTGCGACCGTGGTGTGCGATCGCGCTCGCAAATATCGCAACTTCGGCGTACTCACCGGATTCGTCGGTGTTGGCAAGACGGACGCCGTACGCCAGTACAAAGAGCAGAACAGTCACACGATCATCATTGAGGCGAATCCGAACATGTCGCCTGCCGTGATGCTCGATGAGCTGCGCGCGAATCTGTCGGCACCGATGGCACGCACGCTCGATGGGAAGTTCGCGACCATCGCTGAAGCGCTTTCGAGCTCAACGTATCTGATCATCGTGGACGAAGCCGAAACGATGATGCCGAACTGTCTGCACTACCTCCGTCGGATCCGCGACAAGGCAGGCATTGGCATCGTCCTTGTCGGTACGGACCGCCTGCTCCAACTCATCAAGCCCAGCTACGGCCAGTTCGACCAGATCCGCTCGCGTGTGGGCTTCTGGCCGCAGAACGTTCGCGGCATTTCGCGCGACGACGCTGACGCCTTGGCGCAGGCCGCACTGGACGACCAGGGCGAACTGTCCGCCGAGGTGCTGGAGGCGCTTTGGCATTACTGCCGAGGTTCCGCCCGCATGCTCATCGAGAACTTCATTCCGGCACTGCGCGACTACGGCCTGAAGAAGAACCACGAACTGTCTGCTGAGCTGGTCCATGCCGTCGCTCGCGACGCGCTGCTGCTCGGCGATCAACGCACCGTGTGAGGCAACCATGACGAAGAAAACGCGCTCATGCATCACCATCACTCAGAAGCCTGGCCGCACGCGTATCAGCGTAACGGGACGCTTCGCGCTGCCGATGCTCGAAGCACTGGCGAATGGTGCCCCGACGCCTCAGGCGGCAGCGATTACCGCGTGGCTCACGACACCGCCGACGGCAGAACAGGAGGCGCAGCATGAACCGGTCTAACCGATGGAAGCGGGGCCCAGTGCTGGCGGAAGTACTTGCTGGCCTGCAGCGAGTCGCTGCGGAGGCGCGCCTTACTGCCCAGCGCGTGCGCGTGCACTTCCAATTGCGCGCGTTGGAGCGCGACGAGCGTCGAGCGATTCGGGAGCTCGCGTGGCTGCACGGCGAGTACTTGAGTGCCCAGGCCAATTTCGCTCTGATCGAGCGGCGTTGCAAGAACCAACGGCGCGCACTTCAGCGCCGCTTGCAGGAAACCTTGCGTGATCGCTCGGGGGGCTGCGATGCCGCTTCCTGAAATCACCTGCCCGAACTGCCGTGTGCGCATGAGCCTGGATGTCGTGCTCGCTGACGACAGCATGCGCGACATCGTGCTCGCGCTGACCGACATTCACCCGGCCGGCGATGCCTTCATCAAGCCGCTGCTGCGCTATCTGAGCCTGTTCGCGCCGCGCAAGTCGCAGATGGCCTGGGGACGCATGGTGACGTTGATCCGCGAGCTTGAGCCCGAAATGCGCGCCGCGCAGTTGACCTGGAACGGAACGACGTACGCCGCGCCGCTCGCCAATTGGTCGTCCGCGATGGCTTATGCCGTCGACCAGGCACACCAGGGAAAGCTTGATCTGCCGCTCAAGTCGCACGGTTGGCTTCGTTCCGTGATGGCCAGCCAGATCATCCGCGCCGCTGGGCGTGCGGAAGAAGCACGCGAAGCGCAGCTGCGCGGCGTCTCTGGCGCAGGGACCGCCGAAGAACGTCGCGCACAAACCGGGCCTGAGGGAGGCCCGATCCGATTGGACGCTTCCCTGCCCAAATCGAAGATGCCGCAGCACATCCGTGAACAGCTGAAGTTAAAACCGAGGGATCCATCATGACCAAGCAGACCAAAGAAGTTATTCCGACGGGCTACCGCAAAAACGCTGTGGGCCACCTGGTGCCCGAGGCTACGATCCGCGACATCGATCTGGAGCGCGACGGCCTGGTCCGGGAAATGATCGACGCAGCAAAGGCCGCGCAGGAGAGCTTGAGCGGGCTCAAGCAACGTCTGTTTGGCGATGCCAACGCCTTTATCTCGCTCTCAGCGGACAAGTACGACGTGAAGCTGGGCGGTGCCAAGGGCAACGTGACGCTGCACTCGTTTGATGGCTCGCTCAAGGTCGTCATCCAACGCGCAGAGAACATGTCGTTCGATGAGCGTCTGCAGGCCGCAAAGGTGCTCATCGATGAGTGCATCACGGAGTGGGCGCGCGGTAGCGATCCGAAGATTCAGGTGCTTGTCCAGCAAGCATTCGAGACGGACAAGGAAGGCAAGATCAACGTGGGCCGTGTGCTGGCGCTGCGTCGCCTGGAGATCGATGACGAGAAGTGGCAGCGCGCCATGTTGGCCATCGGCGAGTCGGTGCAAGTCGTTGGCACGAAGACGTACATGCGCTTCTACGAGCGCCTGGAGGGCAGCGAGCAGTACACGGCAATCAGCCTTGACTTCGCTTCGCTGTGAGGCCCTGGACATGCACCTGCTCAACTTTCAATCGCACTTCGAGCCGCTGATCATCAGCGGCCGCAAACCTCACACCATTCGCGCCAAGCGCGTCGACGGACGGGATCCGGAGCCAGGCGACGTGCTGCGCATGTACGTTGCTCTCCGATCGCCGCGCGCCCGGATGATCGCCCAAGAGGTTTGCGAGTACGTGTCCGAGATCCAGATCCTGCCGCCGCTCGCCGACCGCTTGCCGCAGGTGTTCGTCGGCGATCGCTTGCTGGAGGAAGCGCAGGTCGAGGCGCTGGCCCGTGCCGACGGATTCGACGGATGGCGCGACATGGTCGCTTTCATCGCAGGCCAGTACGGATTGCCGTTCACCGGCAACCTCATCGGCTGGGTTCACACGCCGTCCTACGTTCGATTGCAGTAACGCCCGCCGCGAGCGTTTCGCGGCATCTCAATCCAACTGGAGAGCTACCTCATGAACAAGTCGCAACTGATCGAAGCCGTCGCCAAGAATGCCGAGCAAACCAAGGCGCAAGCCGCGCAATCCGTCGATGCGGTGCTCGACGCCATCCGTATCGGTCTGCAGGAAGACGGCGATGTCTCCCTGTCGGGTTTCGGCACCTTCGGCGTCTCGCAGCGGGATGCGCGCACTGGCCGTAACCCGGCGACCGGTGAGGCGATCGAGATTGCTGCCAGCAAGGCCGTGAAGTTCAAGGCCGGAAAGACGTTGAAAGACGCTGTAAATACGCCTGCGTTCTGATGCGAAACGCCCGCGAAAGCGGGCGTCTATCCGGCGTGGTTGCCGGGTACTGACGAGCAGCCACATTTGAGGAAGCCAATGCCTACCATCAAGAAATACACCTTGGAGCACGAGTTCGGTGCCCAGATTGACGTGGAGGTCGATCACGACATCCTGACGCCTGAAGTGCTCACCGAGTTTGTGATGTTTTGGGGTGACGGAGCCGAAAAGCTCGCAGAGCATGGGCCGCTCCACGCGTTTCTTCGCCGCTTCACGGTCGCGTTTCTGGTCGAGGCCATCACGTCAATCTCGCCATGCGACAGCTTCGATCGAGGGTGTGTCGAAGGCTACCCGGCAGTGGACGGATCTACTGGCCTGCGAGTGCTGCGTTACGACGCTTTCGACTTTGATGACGTTGACGTCTACGTGCGGGAACGCGCCGCAGCTTAAGGAGCGAGACAAGACATGACAAAAGACACGCCCGTGAAATGCACGCGTTGCCGCTTCCAACATCGCGAAGCCGAACGCATTCTGAAACCACGTCCACGTCAATCGGCCGCTGCGCTTCAGGTTAGCGATACCTGTTGCCCGCGATGCAACTGCAAGAGCTTCTACGACATGCGCCCACAGGTCGCGTGGTGCTGGGCCTCCGGTCTCATTGAGATCGGTGACGCGGCACCAGAGAGCAGCGCAGATGGTCGCGGCCCTATCGTCATCGCTATAGGACCGAAATATGCACTGAAGCCGTTTCTGGATGCTGTTGCCCGGCACGGTAAGGGGGAGAGCTCGGGATTGCTGCTCGTTCCTGGTGTGCCCGAATCGACGGATCCGCTCTGTGCCGCCCTCGCGCTCCGGACTTGGATCGACTGGTGCGCGAAAGGCAAATCGTGCCGGCGCGACGGGATCAAATTTTCCTAATCGCCGCTTCGGCTTCGGGGCATACGCATGAAGGACGTGAAAATCTATTACGAGGTTGTCGTTGGCGAACAGCTGACTACCGTATGCGGGGAATGCATTCGTCTGCCGTACACGAATGCGTCGTTCGGCATCCACGCACGCCACAGCGCCTTAGGGGAGTTCCAGGGGTGGACCGTAACGCACCTCCTGTCTGGCGCGTGCTTCGGTGAGGGTGGTACGAAAACGGCTGCATTCCGAAATGCGGTCGAGCACGTTCGCAAGTATGGGAGCGAAATGCCTTCAGTCCTGGCGCGCGCCATCGAATTCCGGGCGCAGCTTGAAAGCGCCCTTGTTGCTGCTCAAGGAGGTTGACATGGCACTGTCTCAAGATCCGGCAAAGCGCGACACACAGATGGTCCGTCTGAAGGCCATGAAGGCGGGCATGACCGAGGACCAATACAAGGATTGGCTGTTCGCCCAGTTCGGCGTGCGCTCGGCAACCGCGCTGACGGAGCGGCAACGAAGCCAGGCACACGGACGCCTGCACAAGCTGCTCGATGCGGGCAAGCCGCAATCCTGGAATGAGCCGCAGTTGCGCAAGCTGCGTGTCTTGTGGGGGATGCTCGCTGAGCGCGGAGCGATCCAGGTCAAGACAGAGGACGCGATGGAGGCCTGGGCCAAGCGTCGTATTCCTGGACTCGACTCGCTTCGCTTTGCGCGAAGCGAGGAACTGCAGCATCTGATCGAATCGGCCAAGAAGTGGCTACTTCGGGTAGATCCCGAAGTCGACCTGACGCTATGAGCACGGGGGCCGTCATCAATCGCGCTGCGTTGCCCGAGCTGCTGCGCGAGCTCATCGATTGTATCGGTGAGGCCGCTGCATTCGCACTGATCGACTGGCGCGGTGGCGCATATCTTTCGGTGCCCAAGCGGGTCGATCCGCAGCATATGCTGGTCGATCATATTGGCCCGGTCGCCTTCGTGGCCCTCGTGGATCGCTTCGGTGGCGAGACGGTCATGCTACCGAAGAAAGACGCCATCACGCGCCAGCAGCGCCACCAAATCGTGCGCCATCTTCGCTACTTCGAGCGACTGACCGTTGATCAGATCGCCATCCGTACCGGATACACGATGCGCCGCGTTTTCCAGATTCTCGGAGAGCGCCCCGCCGAACCATCGAGCGGCGATTTGTTTGAGTGAGGTTCACTGTCCAAGGGAACCCCATTCAAAAACCTTCAAACCGTATTTCAAAACCGCTGCTACCCTCCGGGACGACCCTTCGGTCACCTAACCCCGCCAACGGCTCCTAGGCCCTCTCAGTCCGCCTGCCTCAAACCGTCCCAACGAACCGTTTGCTTGTGAAATGGTTCACCAATTTTTCCTGGTCCGAGCCGCGCACACTGCGAGGCATGGACAAGACCACTCTTCCTCAAGCTAAGGGCCTCGCCAACTGGATCGAGGTGTTTCGGGCCGGCAGTCATACCGACGCCAAAGGTCAGCACATCACGTTTTCGCGTGCCGATCTCGATCAGATGGTCGCCAATCACGCATTGGGCGCAGCCCCGGCAGTGCTTGGTCATCCGAAACACAACGATCCGGCGTACGCCTGGACCAGCGACATTAAGCGGGACGGCGACACGCTGTTCGCGCGCTTCGAAGACATCAACCCGCAATTCGCCGCAGGCGTTGAGTCGGGTGCATACCGGAATCGCTCCGTGTCGGTGTTCAAGGATCCGCAGCACGGCTGGCGTGTTCGTCATGTTGGCTGGCTCGGTGCGACGCCTCCTGCCATCGATGGCCTGCGCCCCGTCGAGTTTTCAGACGGCCAGGAGTGCTTCGAGTTCGCCGCACCCGGCGTTGCGCAACTCGGCTGGGGCCTCAATTCGGCAGCTCGACTGTTTCGCGGCATCCGTGAATGGATCATCGGCTCCCAGGGCATGGAGGTAGCTGACTCGGTGCTACCGAACTACCAGGTCGAATCCATTGAAGAGGCAGCGCGTGCGGCGAACGATGCCGACACGGCGTCCGCCATTCCCGCTTTTTCCCACCCCGGAGGTAATGACGTGAACTTCACGAAAGACGACCTGGACCGTGCGCGCCAGGAAGGCATGGCACAGGGCCGCGAGACGGCAACCGCTGAATTCAGCCAGCGCGTGGACGAGGCTGACGCCCGCACGGCGCGCGTCGAGGGCGAACGTCGCGCCGAGCGAATCCAGACGCAGATTGCCGGTTGGCTCGATGAAGGCCGAGTGCTGCCGGCCGAAAAGACGGGCCTGGCCGAGTTCATGGCGCAGATCGAGACCGCCGGCCAATCGTTCGAGTTTTCGGCGAACAACGGCACGGTCACCAAAACCCCCGCGCAATGGTTCGCAGAGTTCATGTCGGCTCGTGCCCCGGTTATCAAGCTCGGCCAGCGCGAAGACGGCGGCACGCCGACCGATGTCAACGACGCAGCAGCGCTTGCCGAGAAGGCCAAGGAGTTCATGACGAGCCAAGCGGCTAAGGGCGTCACGGTGTCGTATGCCGACGCCGTCATGAAAGTCTCCACCAGCGCGGCAGCCGGCTAAGCCAGTCGAGGCACACGCACTTCCACTTATCCGATAGAGGATCGAAATGCTCACCAACAAACGAATTTTGGTCGCCAACTACGTTGCGGCCACCGCGATCGCCTCGCACCAACTTGTTGCGTATGGCGACGCTGATGACCAGATCAAGACCGGGACCGGCACGGCCGGCGAAAAGCTGCTGGGCGCGTCCACTGACGCGACGGCCGCGATCGGAGAGCGCGCCGACGTCGTGCTGCTCGGTCCGACGCCGGTCATGTACGGTGGTGTGGTCACGCGTGGCGACCGCATCAAAGCCGATGCACAGGGACGCGCAGTAGCGGCGGCCGAGGGTGACGTCTCGGTCGGCGAGGCGTTGATTAGCGGCGCAGTTGGGGACATCGGCTCGGTGTTCATCGGTCGCTAATCGCCCAGCTTCGCCTTCAGCACACACATCGCAGTTCACTCTAAGTTTAGGAGCACTCTATGGGTCCGTTTCCGATCGATCCGCAGTTGACCGCCATTGCGGTGATCGTGCGCAACCAGGCGATGATCGCCGACCTGGTCCTGCCGCGCACGTCACCGCTGGGCAAGCCGACTTTTGCGTACCAGTACTACCCGCCCGAGCAGCAGTTCACCGTGCCGGACACGAAGGTCGGTCGTCGCTCGCAAGTCAACGAAGTCGAGTTCAACGGCGAGCGCAAGACCTCGGAGACCGAGGACCACGGTCTGGATCACCCGCTGCCTCAGACCGATATCGACAACGCGCCGGATAACACCAATTTGCAGGCGCTGACGACCGAGATGCTGTCCGGCCTGATCCTCCTGGGGCGCGAGATCCGTGTCGCCCGCCAGGTGTTCAACGCTGCGACGTACAACGGCAACTCGGAGAACGTCGCCGCGACGGATCGCTTCGACAACGCGAACAGCGACCCGCTCGAATACCTGCTCGATGTGCTGGATCGCCCGATCATGCGCCCCAACGTCGCGGTGCTTGGCCAGTCCGAATGGCGTGCATTGCGCACCCATCCGGTCATCGCCAAGGCTGTGCACGGCAACGCGGGCGACAAGGGCGCAGCGACGCGTGAGCAAGTGGCCGAGCTGCTCGAAATCGACCAGATCCTGGTCGGCCGTGCTCGTGTGAACCTCTCGAAGCCTGGTCAACAGGCCAAGATTGCACCGGCCTGGAGCGGTGGCATGTCGTTGCTGTATCAGGACACCGCTGCCGCCAAGATCGCCGGCGTTGTCGACGGTGCGAACGTCACGTTCGGCTTCACCGCTGAATACGGCTCGCGCATCGCTGGTGCCGAATCGGACTCGAAGATCGGCCTGCGTGGCGGCGTTCGCGTGCGCGTCGGCGAATCGGTCAAGGAAGTCGTCTGCGCACCGCAGCTCGGCTTCTTCCTCAAGGACGTCATCACGCCGGCATAACAACCCGCGAGCGTGCCAGCGACCCCGGCCGGTGTGGAGTGCAGCGCCGGCCGGGCAACGGCAGGAGAGATCATGAGCGAGAAGAAAACGTATGAGGTGGTGCAGCCGATTCGCCTGGAGCGTCGTTCGCATCCCATTGGTGCGCGTGTTCACGCTGAGCCCGATCACGTCGCCGACCTGGTGGCCGGCGGCGTGCTGCGTGAAGTGGGCGACGCCGTCGCACAACAGCGCCCGACCGATGGCGCACAGTCGAAAGCCGGTGCAAATCCCGATGCCGCGCTGGACACTGCCCCGAAGGGTACGTCGGCTGGGGTTGAAAGCGGCTCGCAAGCCGCCAAAGCGCCCGACAGTACGGCGCAGGCAACAAACGACCAGCCGACGCGCAGCCCTGTGAAGAAGCCGGCCGCAAAAGTCGCAGCGTCGAAAAACGCCCCGAAGCGCGGCACCGCAGCGAAGAGCCGGCAATGACCGCATACGCGACGCTGGCCGAGTATGTGCAGGAGTTCGGGCTTGAGGAAACCTGCCAACTGTTGCGTGATGAAGGCGGCGATCTCCTGACGCCCGAGCTGTTGCGCGAAGGCATCGCTGACGAGTACTCGCCGGAACGTACGGCCGACGAGCGCGACGCCTGCGACCGCGCAATGGCCAGATTGAGCGCCATGCTGGATCAGACCAGCCGATTCATGGACGGGTATTTGCGTGCGAACGTTCGCTTGCCGCTTCTGCAAGCGGATATCGACCAAACGCCTCTGAAGACGTGCTGCCTGGCGCTCACCCGGTGTTCCCTGCAAGACGACCCGGACAACGCGACAGACCTGCAGGAGAAGCGCTGCAAGTCCTGGTACGACTGGCTGCGGGATGTCTCAACCGGGCGCGTGCGGCTGCTGCCGCCGCCAGTGGCAAGCGGTCGACGTGTGCTTTGGGGCAAGGTCGATAGCGGCTATGACTGGGGGAACTACGGGCGATGAACGGCGCATCCGTCCAGTGGTCGTTTGACGACGGCCAGATCCGCAGGCACCTCGCCGCAATCGGGGGCGCGACGTTTGAGCGTGTGCGTCAAGACATCGGCGAATACATGCTCGGGCAGATTCAGGATCGATTCGATCAGCAGCAGCTCTGGGATGGATCGGCGATGCCGCAGTCGCGCGCAGCTCTGGCGCGCGGTGGCCAGACACTCATGAATACCCGGCGACTCTATAGCAGCTACGTTTATCGGCTGGTTAGTGGCGGCGTGGAGATCGGTAGCAACCTCGTCTATGCCCGGATACACCACTTCGGCGGCGATGCCGGGCGCGGGCACGCCGTGCGCATCGAGGCCCGGCCGGTGTTGGGTGTGAACGATGAAAACGCGTCCGTGATCGGCAACATGCTGCTCGACGCCATAAGGATGATGTGATGTCCCACCCGCTGAAGTCCGTTGAAATTCTGGACAGCGTGAAAGCTGAGATCCGCGCGCGCATGGGCTCGATGTTTAAGACCATCGAAGATTACGGCGGCGATTTCGGCGACGAAGAGATCGGCGCGAAGTCGTTCGTATCTCCTGCTGCGTTCACGACCTGCCTGGGATGGCGCAAAGCGGCAAAGGGGTCGTACGTCGGCGGGAAATTTGTCTGGGAAGCCCGCTTCGCCGTATTCATCGTAACGAAGCATAGCGAGCGAGCCGAGCGCATGCGCGAGGCAATGGTGCGCGCTGAAATGGTGTCGCGCGTGCTTCAGGCGTGGTCGCAGCCACCGTGCGCGGGCCGTCCCGAGGGCTTGATGGCAGAGAACCTTTACAACCGCAAGCTCGACACCAAGGGTCTGGCGCTCTGGATGGTTGCCTGGTGGCAGGAGGCCGAGTTTAACGGCGCGCCGTCTCCTGACGATATCCCTGCGATGGACGCGGTTGGTATCACGAGCGAGCCGATGGTGTCGGTAGAGGATCCGCCTGGCGAGATGCCTGATTTGACTGTGGAACATGAAATCAAAGGAGTGACGAATGGCAACGAAATCTAAGTCCGGCGGCAGCGCCTCCACCGCGCCGACGCAAATCGCAACGGAATTCGACGTGACCGAGTCTCCCGTCCCGCAGGTGCGTTTGCCCGCACCGCGAATGGGGCAAGTGATCCGTGTCGTTGCCGGCGCTGACCGTTTCGTCATCAATCGTGAATTCGGCGGACGCTACAGCGAGACCGAGGCGTCCCCTGCGACCGTCAATCTCCGCATCATTCGCTTGCTCCAGGACAGCGACCTGATCCGCCAGCCCGACGAGTGATCTTTCCCGCCGACTGAAACGCACTTTCAACGAACTTTAATGAGGCTTTCGACATGTTGCCGAACCTGCTTTCCTTGAACTTTCTGGTGCCGTTCGTGGCACACAAATTCGATGCATCCAAGGCGATCCGTGGTCTTCGCGGCATGCCGCGCAGCCTGCTGCTCATCGGCCAGGCGAGCCCTCCCGTCGGCGTCGATATCACGAAGCGCCAACGGGTGACCAGCGAGGCCGAAGCCGTAGGCCTGCTTGGCGAAGGCTCGATGCTGCTCTCGATGTGGCGCAAGGCCAAGGCGAATGCCGACCTGGGCATGCCGATCGATCTCGTGATCCTCGCGGATGACGAGACCGCGATCGCATCGACCGGGAAAGTGACCGTGCAAGTCAGCGCGCAACACGCTGCTGGCGAATTGCCGCTGTACATCGGCGGCGTACGTGTGCGCATCGGCGTTGCCATCAACGACACGGCGATCACGGCGGCGACAAAGCTGGTCAACGCTATCAACGCTGTTCCCAGCCTGCCCGTAATCGCTGCGGCGGGTGCGGTGGACGGCGAAGTGAAGCTGACCTGCCGCTGGAAAGGCGCGACCGGTAACGGCATCGATCTGCGTGGCACGTATTACGCGGACGACCGTCTTCCTCAGGGCGTGACGTTGGCGGTTTCACCGATGGCTGGCGGCGCGGTCAATCCCGACATTACGCCCGTGGTGTCCGCAATTCAGGGCTTCTGGCCGACGGAATACGCAATGCCGTACACCGACAGCCCGAACATGGGGGTGCTGGAAACCGAGCTGGAGCGGCGCTGGAACTTCGACAACATGAAGGACGGCCAGGCCGTGACGGTGATGCGCGGCACCGAAGGTGAGGTCGTCGGCTGGCTGGCCCCCCGGAACAGCCCGCAGGTACACACCATCTGCGTCACTCGCGACCTGACGAATACCTGGGAGACGGCAGCCGCTGCTGCGGCTGCGATCGAAAGTCAGGCTGCGATCGATCCCGCTCAGCCGTGGACGGGCGTGAAACTCGGCGGGTATGTCGCGGCACGCCTGGAGGACGACTGGGAAGTCGAGCAACGCAACAACATGCTCGTGGCCGGCGGCTCGGTACTCGAAACCATGGAGGACGGTACTGCGAACATCCTGCGCATGGTGACGAACTACACCACGCATCCGACGGGGGCCGCAGATGCTTCCTGGCGCAATCTGAACTGGGTGAAGACGCTGTCGTATTACCGGTGGTTCATCGTCTCCGAGTTCCAGACGAAGTATCGCGGGTACAAGCTGGCTGAATACGTCACGGAGCCGATTCCGGGCCAGAAGATCATGACGGCCCAGCTCGGCAACGACATCATGCTCAACTGCTACGAGCAGTTCATGGGGGCGGGCCTGTTCCAGAACATGGAGTACTACAAGAACGCGCTTCTGGTGGAGGTCGACGGGCCGAACGGGAAGCTGAAGATTGTGGATCAGCCGGTCCTCATCACGCAGCACTACCAGACAGAAATCACCAGCGAGTTCATCGCCGGGCACGTCTGATCAACCGCACATCACACAATTTTCTGACTGACTGGAGGGGCTAAATGGCCTGCGATAGCGAACTTTTCCGCGTGGATAGCTTCACCGTCGATGGTGAGGAATGGGCGATTGAAGACGGCAGCGCAACGATCGAAGGTGCAGCCGGCTTCGAGCGCGAGGCTGCTCTGGCGGCAAACGGTCCGGATTTCACGACGCGTAAGCGCGTGGCCCGTGTCATCAAGGCCAAGCTGCTGTTCACCGGGTCGCGCAACCCGGACACGATCAGCCAAATCTGCGAAGCGCAGATCGTTATGACCAACTTGCATACCGGTCGACGCGTGCGGGCTGGCAAATGCTCATTCATGAGCATGGGCGAGGTCGGCACGGGGGCTGTTGATATCCAGTTCGCGGTCCTCACGGCGCTCCAGTGGCTTTAAGCATCATCAGCTGACACAACTCTCCCGAAGGCAGGATTTTTCCTGCCTTCGTTACTTTCCGCCCACACATTCGAGGCTCACACCATGAATCAGCAAGACATCCATGTCGTCACGCTCGTTGACGGCCTGCGCTCCCAGGTCGGAGATCAGGAAGTCCGATATCGCACGGTGCGCCTGCGCGAGACGACCGTCGCAGACGAATACGCTGCCATGCAGCTCGCGGAACGCGTTGTCGACGTGAAGGGCAAACCCACGCTGCTCGTGTCCGACGAGTTGTATCGCGTCGCGTTGACGCTGCGCCATTGCGATCGCTTCCAGTGCGCCGGTCTGGACGACATCCCGTTGAGCCTCATGACGCTGGAGATGTTCGGCCGTCTGTCGCCGCTCGATTTGGCGCGCATCGAAGAGCGTTGTGTCCTGGTCGACTTGGCGGCGCAGCTTCGTCACGGTCTGATTTCGCAGGACGCATTCGAAACGATGCTCAGCGACGTGTCCAAATCGGAGGGCACCGGCCCGCGATCCGAGGGCCAGGCTGCAGAACTGGGAGACGTTGGCGCGTCAGCTCAGTCTGGCCCTTCCATGCTCACTGACTACGCTGCGCGAGACACCGAAGGTGCAACTGATGGCGCAGGCCGCTGACTTGGAGCGGATGCATAAAGCACGGCAGGCAGAAGCGAGGAAGAGACGATGAGCAGCATGACGTTGCGTTACATCATCAATCTGGCGGGCGACCTTAAACGACGCGCAGCAGAAAACGCACGCGCGGTCGAGCAAGCTGGAAAGCGGCAAACCACGGCGCTGACCAACACCGACAAGGCAGCCCAGAAGGCCGAGAAGTCTGTAGAAAAGGTCGGAGCCAAGACGGGCGCGAGCAAGCTCGAATCCGATGCGCGTCGCATGCAATCGGGCTTGAACAATGTCACGTCGGCCACACAGCGAGCGGACAGTGCGCTGGCCCGCCTGGGCAGCTCAACGGCACTTGATCGGCAGTTTCGTTACCTGGGCAGCATCGCACGACGGATGAGTGATATTCGCCGTGACGCGGATCGCATGGCTGCTGTGCTCGGTCGTGCTGGCCAGACGGCCGGCGCTGTCACCGGCGGCGTAGTCGCAGGCGGCGCGGCTGCAGTGGCTACGCTCAAGCGGCCGGTGCAATTCGACACGCGGTTGGCCAACATGGCAAACGTGGCCTATGGCGATCGTAATCTCGCGGGCCGCCTGCTTGGCATGAAGGAACTCGAAGGCACCATCAATGACGCGGTCCGCCAAGGCGGCGGTACGCGTGACTCTGCTGCAGAGGCGTTGAACAAGGTCATTTCGTCCGGCGTTGTGAAGATTGATACGGCCAAGGCCATGCTGCTTGATCTCCAGCGCGGAGCAACCGCTGGAGATGCCGACGTCGGAGATATCGGAAACATTGCGATTGCCGGCCTACGAAACTATGGGCTGACCGAAAAGAATATCGGCCAAGCCATTTCCAAAGCCGTCGTCGCCGGACAAGAGGGAGGATTCGAGCTGAAGGACATGGCTCGTTGGTTGCCTGAGCTCATGGCTGCATCGAGTGACAAGCTGGGCATGCGCGGGATGGCCGACTTCGAGCGGCTGGTGTCATACGCACAGGCCTCCATCATGACGGCTGGGAGCGCCGACGCTGCAGGCAACAACCTCAAGAACTTGTTGTTGAAGATCAACTCAGCCGATACGGAAAAGGACTTCGCTCGTTTGGGCGTTGACCTTCCGAAGTCACTTGCGCGCGCGCGCGAGCGAGGCGTTGACGGTATCGCGGCGTTTGTAGATTTTGCCGAGCAGATTGCCGGCAAAAACAAGAGTTTCATATCTCTTCGCGATCGCGCCGCGTCCGAACAGGGCGACGAGAAAAAAGCGACGCTTCAAGCAATGGCGTCGATTCTTCAGGGATCGGCCATCGGACAGGTTATTCAAGACCGGGAAGCCCTGATGGCGCTCGTCGGCATCATGCAGAACAAGGGCTACGTGAAAGATGTGCTGGCGAAAGTCCATGAAGACACAGGGCAAGCCGTCGCTTCCAACTTTGATGTCATCTCTGGGCGCGCGGGATATAAGGCGCAACAGGTCGCAAACGAAACGGACATGGCGCGAAGTCGCGTGTTCGACCAAATCGACAGCCCGCTCAAAGCGGTGCTGACGAGCGCGACGGATCTCGCTCAAGCATTTCCAGGCGTAACAACTGCGCTGACCGGATTTGGCCAGGCGGTCGGTATCGCTACCGCTGCAGGTGCCGGCGGCGCATTCACCGCTTTTCTGTTGTCGCGCGGCCGCTCGGGTGCTCCTGGTGGTGCAGGCCCCGGTGGACTCGGAGGGTTCGGAGCCGGTCCTATTCCGGTCTGGGTGGTGAACAAGATGCCTGGCTGGGACGCCCCCATGCCTGGAGGCCCAGGCGGAGCCGGTGGCGCTGGCGGTGCTGGTGGTAAGCGTGGCGCTGCATTCCTTGGCGGTGCGCGCGGTGCTGGCATGGCGGCGGCCGCGTATGCCGCTTACGAGGCGATCCCGACGCTGCTCGATGGTTCGAAATCAGCGACGGAGAAGGTCAATGATCTCGGCCGTATTGCGGCAGGAGCAACTGGCGCGTGGGCTGGGATGCAAGCCGGTGCAGCAATCGGTGCATTTGGCGGTCCCCTCGCACCGATCACGGTTCCGATCGGCGGCGCAATTGGCGGGGCGCTCGGCTATTTCGGTGCGACGCGCGCCGGTGACGCCCTGGCACGCATGACGGCCACGCCGTCCCAGCGGGCAGGACTCCTGGCCGATGCGGCTGGATTGCCCACAGATACGCAGGACCGTATGAGCGTCCTGCGTACTGCGCCCGCCTACATGGCAAACCCGCTCATGCAACCATCCGTCGGGCTCGACATGATCAAGCGCATCCAGGCGGAACCGCAGCGGGTCGAGATCGGCAACGGCCAGCTCGGCATTAACGTCACCGTGCGTGACGATCGCGTGATGATTGGAACGCAGGTTTTCCGGCAGCCCAATGCGCTGCGCATTGATCCCGGCGCAACAAATCCAGGGGGAACGAACTAATGTCACTGATCGACAATCTGCCAAGCGTCCCGAGTCTGCCGAGCGTGCCCAGCCTGGGGAGCCTGACCAACTTGGCCGGCTTAGGCGGTCTATCGAGCCTCGCCGGTGCTGGCAAAAACACCTGGTTGAATCAGCTTCGTACTGCATCGTGGCGCGACGTGCCGTTCCAGGTCGATTCGACCGAAATGACCGATGGTGACAACACCGTCCTACGCGAATACCCGTTTCAGGATCTGCCGACGGTCTTTCGCATGGGCGCTGGTGCGAATGAGATTAAATTCTCGGCGTACCTCATTGGCGACGATTACCTGGATCAGCTCGGCAAGTTGCGCCAGGTGCTGACGGGTGATGGCGTGCTAGTCCATCCGACGCAGGGCAGCATTCGCTGCTGGTGCAATGGCAAGTACACCATCAAGGAAGCGCCGACGTCTGAGGGCGGGTGCGCTCGCCTGGAGCTGTCATTCGTCAGGGCCGAGCCGCGTCGGTATCCGGCCGGGGTAACCAACACCACCGACCAAGTTTCCGATGCGGCCGACAACGCAGAAAAGTCGCTCATTGACTCGCTGGCTGCCAATTTCAATGTCGCAGACCTGACAGGCTGGGCCAAGGACAACGTGCTGTCGCGCATGCGCTCGGCTCTTGATACTGTCTGGGACGGTATCTCGGCGGTCAATGGCGCTTTCGACACGTACAACAGCCTTGTGCGCCAGTACATCACGTTTCCGCTGAACGAGTTGTCGGCCATCTCATCGGTGCTCGGCAGCCGATTCTCGGACCTCACGAAGATCCCAGATACGCTGACGTCGAGCGATGCTTGGTCGGTCTTCGGCGCGGCACGCAATCTGTGGAAAGCGCCGACGGCGACTCAGAGCCTCCTGTCTCAGTCGACGCCGGCGTCACCGTCTGGATTGCCGCAAGCGATCAGCCCTGACGTCGCGGCTGCGTACGCTTCCACGGGCTTCACCCCCTCGTCCGCACAGGCCAAGCTGGCCGAGGCCTTCACACCGCCCGTGAGTCCTTACCAAACGGCGTCGCGTCAGGCAGAAGCGCAAGCGCTCAAGACGCTCGAAGGCTTCGTCAACGGTGTCATGACGATCATGGCCGTTCGGGCGGTGACGCAGATCGACCTGGACAACTATGACCAGGCGCTTGCGCTTCGCTCGGACTTCGGCCAGCAAATCACTGAGCTGATTCTAGCCAGCGCAGCTGAGCCGATCGGCGGCGTTGGCACGACGACGACTCACGATTCTCTTGTGCGCCTGAAAACCGCCGTGCTCACGGACCTGCAGGCCCGATCGCGTGACCTGGCGCGTCTCACGACATACACGCCCGAGTCCTGGCAGCCGGCGCTGTACGTTTCGTATCGGATGTTCGGCACGACTCGCTGGGCTGACGAGATCATGGCCATGAACCCCCATGTCCGTCATCCGCTGCTTGTGCCGCCTGGTACTCCTTTGCGCATCACGAAGCACGACTGACCTATGGCAAAACCCACTCAGTTCACGCGCGACGACGCGAAGATTTACGTGACGGTCAATGGCCGCGACTACCAGGGGTGGCTTTCGTCCAGCGTCGAGCGGTCACTGGAGACGCTGTCGAGTCGCTTTAGCATCCCGGTTTCCCTTATTCCCGGCAATCCTCCGAACATCAATCGCCAGGACAGCATCAAGATTCGGATCAACGAAACGCTGGTCGTAACCGGGACGGTACTCGCCGCAGAGCCGTTCTACCGGCGTGATGACTGCGGATTCAAGATCGAGGGCCGCAGCCGTAGTGGCGACCTGGTGGCGTGCTCGGCGATCTATCGCGGCGGTCAGTGGCGAAATGCGAAACTCGATAGGATCGCGCGGGATCTGTGCTCACCTTTTGGCATCGACGTGCGTATCGATACGGACATCGGCGAGCCGATCCGGGATCTGAAGATCGAGCATGGAGAGAAGGTCGTCCAGGTACTCGCCCGAGCCGCGCGATTGCGCGGTGTTCTGGTGACGACCGATGCCGAGGGGCGTGTGCTCATTACCCGCGCGGGACAAACGAAAAGCCACGGTGCCATCGTGCGAGGCGTCAACGTGATCAGCATGGAGAGTGCCAGCACCGACGCGAATCGCCACTCGGATTACTTCTGTTACGGCCAGGGCAACGTCACGCACCACAAGAGCCTTCAGACGCTCGATGTCGGGGGAACGATGGGCGACGTCGCCAAGGCATTCGGCCAGGCCGTGCAGCAGAAGGCCCATGCCAAAGATCCCGGCATGAAGCGATATCTGCCGTTGGTGATCCATGCGGATGGCAACAACGAAGCGCCGGACATGCAGCGCCTGGTCGACCACACGATGCGCGTTCGCCGTGGCCACGCGTTCGGCTTTAAGTACACAGTGGAAGGCTGGACGTGGCAAGGCAAGCCGTGGGAAATCAATACTCTTGTGCCGATCTATGACGACATCGCGGGTCTGGACGGTGAAGAATGGCTGATCTGTGAGGTGAAACAGACTGTGGACCTCAAGGAAGGCGACGTAACCGAACTGCTGGTACGGCCGACGGAGGCATACGACACTGTGCCGCTCAAGACGAAGGTGCGACGCGGTCGCGGCAAGGGGAAGCGCGGAAAGGACGGTTCCGTACTCGAATTCAAGGGAGACCCGTCATGAACCTCATGAACATGCTACGCCGGGCGCTGCTACGCGGTCTCAAGGAAGGCCCCGTCCAGGAAGTCTCAGTGCAGGTTTTCGACAGCAGCGGTCGTGAAAGCGTCGAGCGCTGGCAAGACTACGGCTTTGCGGGCAATCCGATCGACGGTCAAGGGCTCGTCATCGAAGCTGGTGGACATACGATCGTGTTACGCATGGACCGCATCGACGGCCGCCCCCACCTAGCACCTTACGACGTGGCCGTATGGCACAAGGAAGGGCATTGCATTCAGCTCAGCCAGGGCGGGAAGATCACGGCGAAGTGCACAGATTTCGAGGTGGAGGCCGACAATATTGCTCTCAAAGGCAAGAACGGCGTAGCAGTCACGACGCCAACGTTGTCGACCAGCGAAGCGCTTACGGTCGGCACGCGCGCGGAAGTCGGCGAGTCGCTGCAGGTCTCAGAAAGCGAGTATTTCGGCCACAAGCACGACAACGTTCAACACGGTAGTGACCAGTCAGGCGGCGTCTCCCGCTAACTCCCTCCTGTCGTTTGTGAAATGTTTCACAGCGACTTAACTCCCTCCTGAACCGATCATGAAGGCCTAATCAATAGGCCATCATGATCGATATCCTCACCACCTCCCGAGCATCCGTTGATACCGGCATCCCGTTCGACTGGAGCGTCGTTCGGAGCGGTCGCACGACCAAAGGTGCCTGGCACGATTTCTCGAATCCCTGCATCGCCGTTGGTCACTATGCCGACCTCCTGGAGGTTCGCGCTCTGGAGCTCGATGACAGCCTTTGCACGGCAGTCATTCTGTCGCTCTTTTGCGACCGCCGAGCTGACGACGACACGGTGTTGCCTCAGAACCAGACGGACCGTAGAGGCTGGTGTGGCGACGAGTTCGCCATGCCTGCTGCTGAAGCGCCGCGCGATGAAACCGACGCGTGGGGCTCGCATCTGTGGCTCTGTTATGTCACCAAATCGACGGTCGACATGCTGGAGCGGGCTCGCTTCGCCGCGTGGGAGTCCCTGCAGTGGATGGTTCGCTCTGATGTCGCCAGCCAGGTCGACGTAGTCGCGCAGTGGACCGGCGCGACAAATGAACGTCTCGCGCTACGCCCGCGCATTTTTCAAGGGAACACCGAGCGCCCGGTCTACGACGTACTTTGGGGCACAAGCCTTCGGAGGGCTGCTGCATGAGCACATCCGTCCAGGTAGCGATCCCTTCAATTGCAGAGCTCAAGGACAACGCCGCTCGCCAGCTCCAGCAAGGACTTGTCGACGCCGCGACTGAGCAAGGGGCGGACTTGTCCGCCGCGGACGTGGCGCTCGCACGCTCGAACATCGATGTGCAGGCGTTCGTCCAGGGCGTTGGAATTCACGGCGCATACCGTTATCTGCGCGACTACATCGCCAAGCAAGCCATTCCGACCAAGTCGAGCGACGCGTTTCTGGACGATTGGCTGGTCGCCTACGGCTTGCCGCGTAAGGAGGCGAACGTTTCACGCGGCGTGGTGGTCGGCACCGGCACCGCGAATTCCTTGCTGGAAGCTGGCAACGTCATTCGGGCTGATGGCGACCAAACGTTCACGATACTGGAAGACGCTCGCGTCGCCGCCGATCTGAGCATTACGGCCAAAGTAGCTTGCGACATCGCAGGTAGCGCCGGCAACCTCGCGGCCGACACGCCGCTGGAGCTGATTGCGACTGTCCCCGGCATTGATGTCAGCTTCAAGGTCGGCCCGGATGGCATTGCCGCCGGCACGGACCGTGAGACAGACGCCGAAGGCATCTATCGGTTGGGACAGCGTTTGGCTAACCCGCCCCGAGGCAGTGCGCCTGGCGACTACGAACGCTGGGCACTCTCCGTGCCGGGAATCACGCGCGCATGGGGTGTTCGCAACCCGAGTGGCCCGACAACGGCAGGCGTCGTCATCATGGCCGACAACAACACGCCGTACGGTCTGCCGACGGCCGCGCAGAAGCAACTGGTGTACGACTACATCCGTGATCCGATGCGTGGTCCGCCCGACGAGCTGTTTGTGATTGTGCCGGATCCGGTCTTCGTCGACATCGAGCTGGAGATTACGCCGGATACGACCGCAACACGCGATGCGATCGAGCTGGAGCTGAAAGACCTGTTCTTTCGCGAGGCAGCACCGCATGGCCGCATTCCGCACTCACACCTGCGTGAAGCCGTTTCGACAGCGCCAGGCGAGTTTGATCATCGGTTTATCGCGCCGGTACTCACGGAGGGCGGCTTTCTGGTCGCCGGTGCGTACGAGATTCTGATCCTTCGGTCGGTGACGTTCCGCTGATGGACAAGTTCTGGCAAGCCCTCACGCACCTGTTGCCACCTGGCTTCGCGTTCCCCCGCGCGCCCGGATCCGTCGTCATGCGCTGGCTCAAGGCATGGGCGGGCGTCCTGCGCGAGCACCACGAGTGGGTCGAAAGTGCCGTTCGACAGTGGATTCCCCACCGGACGTGCTCACGCCTTGAGGAATGGGAGGAAGCGCTGGGCTTACCTGATCCCTGCTTCGAGGGCGAACAGGATGGCGAGCAACGGCGCACGAACATGCTCGCGCGGCTGCGTGGCGACGTTGACCTGGCATACGACGACAGCTCGGCGGAAAGCCCGGAGGCGATCAAAGCCTATCTGGCCAGATACGGCTATCAAGTCGAAATCTGGTATTCGACGCCGTTTCGCGTTGGGCGAAACCGGGTCGGCGATCGGCTCGGCAGCCTATCAGGCGTGCTCAACGTGAAGGTGCTGTATCTGTGCGTCCCTTTCCGGGTTGGGGCGAACCGTGTTGGCCAACGTCTGCGCATCTGTAGCCAGGACGGCATTGAAATCCAATGCCTGCTTGGCCGAATCGCGCCAGCGCGCTTTGAAATCAACGTAATCTACCTTTAAAGAGGCTTTGAATGGACTACACAACCAGTGCCGACAATGTGGTGCACGGCCCGACTGGCCACCGCATGCACAGCGACAGCGTCGCCGTGCCGACGGTCTGGTCCGGGGATGACGGCAATATGATCATCTGGAGCCTGATGGAGCTGCTGAAGCTGGCCAACATGGACGGCCAGCCGTTTAATCCTGATGATCCCGACAGTTACACGCTCCTGCGTGACGCACTCCTGGCCGTCTTTGCCAAGCGCTCTGACTATCCCCGCGTCTACTCAATTACGTCGCTGCCCACGCAGAATATCGGTCCGATTACCGTGGCCGAGGCCGGGGAGGTTTGGATCTGGAGCGCCAGCGCGTATTTCACCGGCTACCGTTCGCCGCTTTGCGGCCGCCCGATCGACGGACATACATTGACTCCGCTGGCCAGCGAAATCGACGCCGTTGGTGGCACGTTGAGCAAGACCGCATACGCCGGTCTGTGGGGCTACGCGCTGGAAAACAACCTGGTTGTCGCCTCCGGTGCGTGGACGGCCGGCATGCACAAGTTTGTCGACCTGGGCGGGGACAATTTCCGGTGTCCGGACCTACGCAACCAATTCCGCCGATATACGGGGACCGACGCTGACACTGCAAATGCAAGAACGCTCGGTTCCGCTCAAACCGCTGCATTTTTGCATCACTCTCACGCCTACGGTACGGCCGCTATCGTGCAGAGCGGCGTGGGTGCTGGCGTGGTGACTGGCGGTAATTCAAGGGCAGGCACCACTGAGGAAAACGGCGGGTCGGAAACGCGCCCCGTGAATACTGCATTCGCTCCGCGGATTCACGTATAAATGTGCACGCGCGGCGCGTACGTGGTGCTAGGCGGCCGTGCTTCCGCGCCCCGAGCGCTCGTGCATTCGCTATGAAACGGCCCTATGAGGATGAATGATGGAAGAGAAAATTGTGTATCAAACCGATCCGGCGGGATTCTTCCTGTACCAGGAAACGGCCCATGAGCTGTTTATGTCGCCCGGTGAATTCAACGTGCCCTACGGTGCGGTGGAAGTAGGGCCGCCGGCAGCGAACGAAGGCTATGCTCCCAAGTGGGACGGTGAGAAATGGGCGATCGTTGAGGATCATCGCCAGAAGTCGTTCTATGTTGTTACTACGGGTGCCCCCTATATGTTGGGCGATTCCATTGAATTGGAGAACGAAAGCGTCAGGTATGACGGGGGCGGTCCTATCCCCGTTTGGCTCACTTTGGATGTTCCGCCTGTCACCGATCCGCAGCTTGGCGTGAATTGA